GCTTGGGACTACCAACATGACGAAGGAGGAACTCAGCGCAGTCAACTCCCTCCTCCAGCGGTTCTCAAAATTGGAGTGGGGCGGCGAGTGGTCCGGGGGCGCTGCCGACCAAATGCACTTCGAGATCCGTGATCCAAAGACATGGGGCGTTGGCGGGCACACCCCAGGGGAAAGCGGTCCGGGGCCGTCGTCGACGCCGGTTGCTGAAACTCCAGAAGGCACGATGCGGTCCAACGGATCGGCGGGAATTCTGACACTTCTCGGGGGGCTGCGGGGAGGACGCGCGACAGTCAATGGATTCTCTTCCTTCAGCGGAGGCGCTTCTGGCCTAGGAGTCGGTCGTGGCGGATTCTCTTGGTTTGGTCTCAAGGCCGCCAGCATCATGGGCGCCGTTGCTGGTGTCTCCTCCAGTCAAGTTGGCGACAAAGAGGAATCAACAGGGAACTCTTCCAGCAACTCAACCACGTCGCACTCAAGCCCTGGATCTGGAGCCGGAGACAAGTGGCTCTACGACTTCCTGGTCGCGAAGGGGCTGCGGGGAGACCAACTGAAGACCGTGTGGACCATCGGGCGACGCGAGTCGGGAGGCACCCCAAACCTGATTGCGGCCATGTCCCGAGGACGTTTCGAGTACCCAAAGATCCCTGACGATATGAATCTAGGCTCGGAGTACTGGCGGGGAGGGTACTACGACGTCGGGCTGTTCCAGATCAACAGCCAACATCTTGCAAAGGTCAGAGCGCAATTCAACGGTGACATGAGCACCATGGTCGACCCGGACAACAACTTCGAGATGCTGAGGAACTTCAGTAACAACTTCACCAAATGGACCGACTGGGGAATCACCGGAACGACAAGCCGAGGATTCTCTTACATCGATTGGTCAACTTGGGACAGGCCGGGCAGCAGCAACTGGGCAAACACCTACGGCCCCGCCACGGAACGCAATGACGCGACGTACTTGAGCGCCTACGAAAAGATCAATGTCCACGGGTACTCCGAGGGTGCCTACCGAACGCACGAAGGTGTAGCCAAACTGCACGAAGGCGAAATGGTTCTTCCTGCGACAGTCGCTGAGCAGTTCCGACAGATGATGCGAAGTGCCTCAGGGCCCGGAAGCGGTGGCCAGCAAACCGTCAACATCAACCTCAAGATCGAGCGCGCCAGCGATGAAGAGGCCGAACGCTTCGCACGAAGGGTAAAGAAGTTGATGGAAGAAGACAACTGGGCAACAGCAGTGAGGAGCGCCTGACAGTGATCACGTCAGAGATCGACAAGTCTTTTCTGCGGCCGTTGCGTCCGTCGTCTGTTGTGCACTACCGCCAGGAGTCCACAGAGTACTGGCGCGCCGCCGCAAACGCCGACGCGTCTTCCGCGGCCAAACTTGGAACCGATGTCGCCAGCGACTACCTGTACGAGTTCCCCGGAGACTTGACCAACGCAAGGGGGTCTTAGTCGATATGACAAGTTTTAGAGTCAATAGTCGACCACGCCGACGGGGGATGACGTGAGCAGTTACCCCAAGACGGGCGACGCGGGTGGATCAGGACGCGTAGCCACAGGTGTTCGTATTGGATTTGCCTCCAGCGGACCGACAGGAAAGGTGGCACCAGGGCTTCGTTTGCAGGTGACGCTGCCACAAACGGGTACAATTCCCTCCTGGGGCATCTGGTACGAGATCTTCTATGACGTCTACCTCAAAGATGCTGCGGGTGGATGGCAGTACGAGTTCAGGTACTTTTACCGGGAAGTCCGGTGGAGTAGCCCCGGCCCGATGGCCCCGCCGGGAACTAACGGTTGGGGGGCCGTTGGCGATGCCAGAGAAATCCCGACGCCCGCTGGCCCACCAACGCCTACTCAGTCAATACCGGCAGGAACTAAAATCCCGGCATTGGGCGTCAGCCTCCCCCGCGCTTTGCCTATCAGAGGGAGCGGATACCCCGTAGGAACGTCACCCAACGGGGGTGTGTCCCCTCAGGACTTCGGCTGGACGGGTGTTGGTGGAGGCACGGGTAGTGGAACTCCTGGGAGAGGCCCTGGCGGGGCTACCCCGTTCCCCACCACCAACCCGTTTGGGTACGACAACAACCCCTCCACAGGAGGCGGTGCCCAGACGACTCCAGACGGTACGTCGACCACAGATGACGAGACCACAGAGGAAGACAAGGACGTTGGATTCAGCCCGCCAAAGAAGCGCAAGTTGCGCACCAACCCGCCACTCATCAGCACGGCAACCGGTGCGTACGTTGGAGTGAGCGTGGATGGGGCCTTTGATCCCACGGAACCCACTAGTCGCAATGACATTCTAGGTAGCGGGACCATCTGGCAGCGACGTATGCGTAAAGGACTCATCCGTCAGTACATCATCAACGAGAACGAGTGGAAGATCACCGGAGGGACCGGTTCCGTAACGACCCAGTACGACAAGAAGGGCAAGCCCAAGAAGACAGACTCTTGGGATGCCGACGCCTCAGTACTTGACCCCAAAATTGAGTACGGATTCAGATTCCACTACAACCCGTCGGAAATTGGTTTCGGAACTATGCCTGTCGAGGGGCTCGACCCGGCACTACTGCTATCCGGTAAGGATAAAGCGTACCCAGTGGCCGCGGAAGGCGCGTCTGTCAGTTTCAACCTGTACCTCAACCGAATCGAGGACATGTCTCTGCTGAAGAAGACCGGGAGCAATACGGTCAAATCGTGGAGAAGCCTCTACGCGGGTCGGGAACTACCGCAGGAAGATCTGCAGGGAATTCTTAAGCGAGGTACGGGCTATGACTTGGAGTTCCTGTTCAGAACTGCTCTTGGTCGGCCCTGGGTAACCCAACTGCGCGGGGCCACAGCCGACCTAGGAGTGGTTGTCGGACTCCCAATGATGTTGAGCCTTGGCGGCGGCATGCGGTACACCGGTCGACTGACAGGTCTGCAATACACGCACAACGCGTTCACGCAGGACATGGTCCCGATGTTCACGACCGTCAGCATTACCTTCACGCGCATGCCGGACTCGGTTCAGTACTCACAATCAGGAAACGGGTGAACTTATGATCGTAGTCGGCAGCCGATACGAGGACGCTGAGGTTTTTCCCGTCGTGACGAGGCGTAGATCCAACAGCACGCTTTCAGTAATGCGCCCGGTGGACGCCCTCAGCGACCAGGACATCCCCACTCGACGCTACAACTGGAGGGCTGGTGACAGGCTGGATCTCCTAGGTGCGCGCGAGTACGGAGATCCGAGCAACTGGTGGCGCGTGCTCGATACCAATGGGAGTGTGCTCAACCCACTGGACCTTCGTCCCGGTATCAGGCTGGATCTACCGTGAAGACACGCGGCCTGACCGAACGTGGTCGGTTTCGGGTGACTCTGCCGGAAGCGGCCTTCGATAGCGGTGCGCTCACGGCAAGGGGTCTTCGTATTGAGCAGTCTGCCCGAATGCACGACCTGGCGACTGTCCGATTTCGCTCCCGTCTAGTCAACTGGAAGTCCACACTGGCCCCGGGGACTCCGGTGGAGATCGAATGGTCCTCACAATTCAGTCCCCGCGGTAAGTTCTTCGGGTACGTCTCCTACGTGCGGCCGCACATGAAGCGGGACTCCTACTACGACTTCGACCTCATCGTCGCAGGGGCGTCCAACGCGCTCCGGCTGACGGCCCAAAGGACCTGGATCAACAAGTCAGTGTCGGACATCGTGGTCGACGTCGCTAAGCAGTTCAGACTGAACCCAATTGTGGAGCCAGGTTCATTTCGCAGACCAACCACCACCATGAACGGTGAGTCGTACTGGGAATTCCTCCTAAAGTTGACTGGTCCCCTCGGGTACGGACTTTGGGTAGACGGTGTCAACCTCTATTGCGCCCCAATATCGACCCTGGTTGAGGCTGGCTACAACGCGGCACCCGTGGCCACGGCGATGAGTCTTGGGGGGCTAGACGCCAGGGCCCTCAAGCACACCGTGGGCGTCGACTCGTTCACGATGGCCGCCGGACTCGCCAACGAGAACGGTCTCTACACAGGGGATCCCGCCACCGCCTACTCGCTGAGCCCGGTTGGGGCTGCCGAATCCGTGGAGTCCGCCAAGCCCGGGTCAGCGACCAAGAGGCGGCGCAAGGTGACATCGCGAAACGTGCGGACGGTCAAAGGAAAGGTAGCCCACACTCGAATGGAGGCCAAGAAGTTGGCCCAGGGAGTGGCCGAGAACGGACTCCTGGCCCTAGACGCGAATCTGGTGTGCGCCGGAACTCCATTACTGAAGCCGTACGCCCCCGTCTACCTGGACCTCCAGAACACCATGACTTCAGGTTGGTGGGTCACCAAGTCGGTCGTTCACGAATTCCCCGTTGGGGAAGCGTCGACCTATACGTGCACCTGTGTCGTCGCCACGGACAGCCTCTCAGATTCCTCGGAAGGAAGGCCTCAGGACCTACGGACGATCCCTCTGCCCACAGACAGAGGCGGCCGGTCCAGGCTTGGGCGCGAGCGATCAGCGCAGTTGAAGCGCAATCAAACGATCCCCGTGGAGGGGAAGACTTCCGACCTCGTCAATGCCTTCAGGTGGGTCGCAGTATGACCCTCCCCACTCCCCCGAGCACAGGAGAATGACCCCATGCGCGCGATTAGCCTCCCGTTCCGTATAGACGGATACGGTCGAGTGGCGTCCACCACAGACCTCGACCGGATCAACCAGAATCGCGTACGCTCAGTGCTTCTGACGTCGCTCGGTGAGCGCTTAATGCGGCCGACCTTCGGGACAACGATCGCGGCCACACTCTTCGATGCCTGCGATGAGGCGATCGATGACATCGAGACGGCCACCGTGAACGCGTTCGCCCAAGAACTACCCGGCCTAGCCTTCGAGGCGCTCGACGTTCTCACGGAAGACCCCGAGTCCGGGACCGTCGAGATCGAGATCACGTACCGCGACACGCGAGTTTCGACTGCCCGTGCACCGCAGACTCTGGTGCTGGAGATCCCCGGGGAGGACCTGTGAGCGCGTCTTACCCCGAATCTATCCCTCCTCAGGTGGACTACACATCCAGGGACTACGAGTCCATCCGGACCGATCTGATCGCGCGCCTGCAACAGCAGATACCTGACTGGGCGGCCGACGACCCCGCTGACTTTGGAGTCGCACTCGTCGAGCAGTTTGCGTACCTCGGTGATCTTCTGTCGTATTACATCGACCGGGCGGCCAACGAGTCGACGCTGTCGACCGCCACGCGTCGAGACAGCGTGGTGGCCCTCGCGCGCGACCTCGGTTACGTTCCTGATGGGTATACGTCCAGTTCGGTGACCGTGACGTTCTCCAATGAGTCGGACGTCGACATCGAACTTCCGGCGAGAACTGTCGTTAGTGGGGACATCCTTGACGGTGACAACCTGATCACAGTCGCATTCGAAACCGATGACGACGTCGAGGTGCTCTCCGGGGAAATTGCTGCGGTCACGGCGACTCAGGGAGTCATCGACGACGGCACATTCGGATTTGGCCTTCACCTGGGAACCTCCGACGGTACCCCCAGCCAGGTATTCATCATTGAGGACGACCGCCTGGTTCTGGAGTCCCTAGAGGTCTACGTCTATGACCTCGTCAATTACATACCGTGGGTCCGCACCGATCAGTTCGCACTTCACGGCCCGCAGGCGCGCGTCTTTCAGCCGGTGGCTGTCGGTGACGGTACCGTTCAGATCCGCCTTGGAGATGGCGTCAGTGGGCTCATCCCGGCCTTCGGGCACTCTCTATCTGCGCGGTACCGGCGTACGGACGGGACACTCGGGAACATCCGATCAGGAAAGATCAACAGAATCGACGCCATTCCGGGTCTGCTCGATAGTGAGGTCGCTGTCCTGGCAGGAAGCCTGACGGTATTCAACGACACAGCGGCCTACGGTGGCACGGATCAAGAGTCCACCGAGCAGATCCGCAACAACGCAGCACTCACATACCGAGCCACGGCGCGCGCCGTTACCTTGGAGGACTACCAGAACTCGGCACTTCTGGTTCCCGGGTGCGGTAAGGCCAGTGCGATGTCGGTGACCCCGGCAACTGTTGTGGTGGCGGTGGCACCCTACCGAGGACTTGGCAACATTGAACTGAGGCCGGGGTACGTGCTCGAAGGCACGGACTGGACCGCTACCACTGAACTGACGTACCTACAGACTTCTGTGCAGTCTGCACTGGAGTCGGTATCGCTGGCGGGTGCGCAGATCTCCGTCGTACCTCCCGTGTACGTCGACACATACATCAGCCTTGATGTCGTCGTCGAGGACAGCGTTCGACGGTCGGACGCTAATATCCTCATCCGGCAGACAATCCTGTCCCGAATGGCCTACGACCGGGTCCCGTTCGGTGCCAGCGTCTACCCCTCGGACCTGGTCAGCCTGATCTCCTCCCTGGGTTCGGTTGCCTCGGATGTCCAGGTGACCAGGCTGACCACCATCCAAGCCGCCACGGGAGAGGTCAGCGTCGTAGTGGCCGCGGAGGACGAGATCTTGGTGGTCTCGGACAGCAACCTGGTGATCAACCTGACGGGCGGCGTCTCGTAATGCTGGAGCGGGCCATCGTCCACGACAACCGCGACCCAGACAAGTTGGGACGGCTCCGGGTAAGAATTCCCACCAAGACCGGGAAGGCCGTAACCGGTTGGTGCTGGCCGGTCGTTCCGTGCGGCTATCTGGTGCTCCCGAAGCCCGGGGAGCAGGTCTGGATCACATATGAGTCCGGAGATACGGACTTCCCTGTATGGCTGGGCAAGATATCGACTACAGGCACGTACCGAGAAGGCAACACAGACCTCGGATCCCCCAAAGACCTCCTCTTCCGGCTCAAGTCTGCCGAAGCGGCCATCCAGGCCCTTCAGGTAGCGGTCGCGGCGCTGCAGTCCGGAAAGGCGAACGTCGGCCACTCCCACTAGACACCGTTTGCGCTGACTACGAACCCCGAACTTGAGACGATCGTGACAGCACTTCTATCGGCCACAAGGAGGACGCGTGTCCGCTGACATGCCCGAGATCCCCGATCTCGACACCACCCAGACCACCGAAAATGTTCCTCCCTACGCATTCATGGCCGTGGTGGAGGGTGTCGCTGTACAACGATTCAATGTGGACGCAGGCACTGCCGCCGTGTTCGCCAGCAATCCGACGTTCGTCCAGATCTCCAACACCGTGATTATTCCCAAGGGCAGCACCTACGACGGAGACGGATTCACACCTCCCGCGGCGGAGTAGACCCTCAAAAGATGGCGACAGCAAATGGAACCCCTCAAGCCCGCTAGGCCTTGGGATCTTCTGAACCCACACGTTGGTAAGGTCTCCCGAGAAGTCAAAGATGGACGTATGGCTCAGTGCCTGTCCTGCCCACACTTCCAGCATCAAATCAAAACCTGCAAGAAGTGTGGGTGCTTCATGCCAGCCAAGACGACTTTGCCGAACGCCGCATGCCCCATAGGTAAGTGGGGAACCGATGAGGCTGTTTAGGAAGCGTCGCAAGCAGGCGCGAGCGGCACCTGTGCCACTGTTATCGCGCCGGTTCGCCTTTGTCATAGGTGATCGGGTAGCCGACACCGCATGGGTATCCGAAGACTTCGGGTCGATCCTTGTAGCCAGCAGCATTGTGGAGATCACCGACGAGTCCCCTGAATTGGCCGCTGGGTGGATTTTCCAGGAGGGCGCCTTTACGGCTGACGCGGACTCCTGAGCCCCAGACAATAGGTCGAGGAGGTCTTCATGCCAGCGCTGTTCCCCAACTCCGTACGTGTCTACGCGTCCAAGACGGACCTTGTGGACACCGTACTCGCAGACCACGTCAACCTTCTCCAGGACGAAGTCACCGCCGTCGAGCGGGCTCTGGGCACCGGTCTCCTTGTGTCTACCTGGAGTGGGGCGTTTGGCCAGCCGACGTCACACCTAACCTTGACTGCGCGGCTCACCAACATTGAGGCTGGTCTTGCCAGTCATGCCGTCTCCAAGTTCAACACCTCCGGAGGAACTCTCACGGGAGCGCTGGAAGGAACCAGCGCCACCTTCTCGGCCGCAGTAACTGCGGCGTCATTCAGTGGGCGCTACCCAGCCAACTCAACTACCAGCCGCACAGCGTCGTTCACGCTTGCCGCTGAGTTGACGGGTACAACAGTCCTCTGCGCGGCGGCAGCGGCGATCACGATCACCCTCCCCACCAACGCTTCACTGAGTCTTCCGGTGGGTACGCGAGTGGACATCGTGCAGACAGGCGCGGGTCAGGTCACTGTGGCTGGCGCAAGTGGCGTGATCCTGCGGGCACCGTCAGGTGCAAAGACAAGGGCTCAGTATGCCGTGGCAGGACTCATCAAAGTGTCAACCGACGAGTGGGTCCTCTTCGGGGACACGACGGAAATCTAATGCTGTCCACTGCATCCGTCGCCAACGCGGTGCGACGCGGTTTCCTGACCTTCACCGACCTCTTCAACCGTTCCAATGCCAATACGCTCGGCGATCCCTGGAGAGCACTCGGATCTGCTCAGTTCGATGTTGTCTCAAATGCGGCTTCCAGTAGCGCTGCCCCATCGTTGTACCCAATGGCGGTCGTTGACACGCGCAACACTGCTGTGTCGCTAAGTGCCTCGGTCAGCAATGGCGCGGGCGTGGCCTTTTGGGTGACTGACAGCAGTAACTGGTGGGCAGTCACATCCCAGCAAACCAGCACGACCACGTCGTTTACGTTCTCCTGCAACTGCACCACCAACTACTTTTCCTGCAACTGCCGGTATGTCACGTACGGTTGTGACTGCTACCTAAGTCCTGAGTTCATCTGCGTGGCCTACGCATCATGTTGTTACCGAGTGTGCCCTCCAGGAGTAACCAACACTGATGCTTGCGATGAGTACTGCGATGAGTGCTGCTCGCAGTATGTCACCACGTACATCCAAGTGTGCCGATCCTTGTGCGGCAACGATGTCTGCGACACATGCTCTTCCGAGTCTTGCCAAACGTGTACCGGGTCTACCACAACGGTGACCAACTTCATCCGAGTCCTCAGGTCAGTGGCAACGACGGTCACAACGGTAGCCAGCGCTCAGGCGTCAGCGGCTATTGCCGCAGTGCGCGCGGTAGTGTCCGGTAACACGGTCACGGCCACTGCGTTCTCGAACACCGCCAAGACGCAGTCAGTGGCCAGCACGACTGCGACTGTCGATTCACCGACCAAGAGAGCGGGAATCATCGTCACGCCGTCTGGCTCGGGACAGGGCAGCACCGTGGACGACTTCATGCTGGAACAGGTCTAGGAGCAGTAGATGGCACGCTTTGGAACATTCGTCTACGGAACCGAACTGTACGGTCGTGTACAGCGGGGGACTGCCACCGGTTCCCTCCTCGCCCAGGCCATCGACTACGGACTGGTGCGCGTCAAGATCTACGCGGAGTCCCGTATCGGGACGCAGTTTGCGTTGGTACGAACCAAGACAGGTGCGGCCGAGGAACCCTCTTCTGGCGTCACCATTGCTGCTGGCGTCATTGAATCCCCCGAGACAGTCGTACTTGACGGTGAGACAAACCTGGCAGACGGCGCTCAGATCAACGACGTCCCGGTACCTAGCGGTCCCGTCTATTACACCTTCTTCATCTTTGACGAGAACGGTCGGTGGCTCAAAGACGCAGCCACGTACGTTGTCGCCCCGCGAGATAGGGGGACCGTCGAGACGATGCTCTACACGCTACCTGGGGTATTCACGACCGACACAATGAGCCCAACGGATGAACCCAGCAGGACCAGCGACCTGTATCGATTCCTGTACGGGTTGGCCGTTACCCTCGACGAACTCCAAACCCTCACCGATCGGGTGCTGCCTACAGCCGCTCGCTCGCGAGCCACTCTTGCGGGACTGCATGATGCGCACTGTCGATCTGTTGGCATGCCCGTCGAAATCACACTTGGCCTGGGTACGACGTCCCGACTGTTCCGTGATGCCGGTCCCATCTACCGCAAAAAGGGGACGCTTGAGGGTCTGATCACATACGCCGAGGCCCTGACCGGGTGGAGTACCTCGGTGGAGGTCAGTCCTAATCGCCTGCTGTCGCTTCAGGATGCGTCCTTTGAGGGGGGAACTGGGTTCTGGGACGTTTCCGGCGGGACCCTGGCCGCATCACTGGACGGCGACGAGGCCGACGTCCCTGATAGCGAGCACGATCTGGAGTTGGACCGTTTCGCGCACGGGTTCGTGGGTCGTCTGGAACTCACTGCATCAAGCGCGACCATGAGTCTGCCGGGTAGTACGTACCAGGTAACTGAGTCCTCGTCACAGCGATCGCAGGTTCGGCTCTACTGCGTACCGTCCAGTGAAGACGTTCACGTCTCGATGTACTGGAAGGCCGCCCAGTCTGGAACGACCGGGAGGATTGGAGTTCAGTGGTTCGACACCACGGGAGCGCCTGTACAGGGGCTTCAACTCAGCGCATCAGCAAACATCGGAACCAACTGGAGTCGTCGGACCTCTAGTTTCCAGGCACCTGCGGGTGCGGCATTCCTGGCGCTGTCCGTGTTGGTGAGCGGTGGTGTCGGAAAGGTCGTGTACCTCGACAAGATTCAGGTCGCCACGTCTGACTCGTACTACAGAGATCCCCGGACCGTAGACGTTCTCTGTCATCCCACCAGAGTCAATCTGCTGACTGTTCCCGGACTCGGCGGTGTGAACCAGTGGACAGCCACGACCGGCAGCATTGCGCTCAATGAGGCAAGCGCCTACAACGGACTGTCGGGTTTGCGGGCGTCAGGACAGTCCTTTGTCGTGCAGTCGGAATCTATTCCTGCGCTGGCTGACTCGGTTCTGACCGTCTCAGCCCAAATCAGGTCGAGCGAACCCGCCGCACTCTACGTGTCATTTTTCGATGGCACGGGTGCGCGTATCGAGTTGCCAGTTCCCTCTGAAGACGCTCTGGCGATCCTTGAGGTCGGCATTCCGCAGTCCAACACCGGCTCCGGCGACTGGGAGCGCGTGCAGGCCCGCTTCCTGACGCCACAGAACGCCGCAACCCTTCGGGTGACAATCGCGGGCGAGGGTGAGACGTCAATCGACAACGTCATTCTGGAGCGTACGGACCGAGAGCAGTACTACTTCGATGTCACGACCGCGGACTCAGGAGATGAGGATGCGGTGGCTGTTGAGGAGGGAACACACGTCTACTCGGCTCTGTACCCAAACCGGCTGTCGAAGTTGAGCCGCCTGCGTCAGACCCTGAGTTTCTACCTGCCCTTGGACGTGAGGGCCCGAGTGTTGCTCTGGTCCGATGAAGTGCCGGGAACGTCACAGTACGTCCCCTATGGGAACTAGCACACCCACCCATAGGTATCTGCTCTCGTAGTTGAAGTCGCGCAAACTATGGGCGTACAGAGGCCGCCACGTCACCAAGAATGACCCGTATGGATTACCTCATCGCGATTTTTGCTGCCGGTCTCGTTGCTGCATTCATCATCTCAGCGGTCGACTACTTCGTCGATCTCGGCCTGGTACGGGCCGTCATCGCGGTCGTTTCGTCGCTGGTGGCGCTGCTGCTCCTGGGGCACCAGCACGCCCTCACTGTCGTTGTTGCCGAGACCCTAGCGGCGTCCTTCGTGGCCATGTTCCTGTTGCAGATCGTGGCCAAATTGAACGAGCCCACGCGTCGGCGGTGACATGAACCTCCACATCTTTTCCGCCCCCGAAGACGATTTCGACAACGACGAGTACGGGCGCGTGTACGTCGTGGAGTCCGCTCACACCGCTGTCAATCTTCTTACCGACAGCAGCGCGATCACGCTCGTCACGCAGGCTGAGACGTCGGTGGATGAGGACGTTTTGGACTCGATAGGCGACCTCGTCATCGCCAAGGATCCCGAGGAGTACGTACTGTCTCGGGCCATGCCCGGCGACGTTGCCCTTCTATCGTGGGACGAGTCCCAGGAGGCCTACGACCGACTTCGTGTCCTCAACAGGTCTGGTGTCACAGTCCTGGATCCAGATGATGATTACATCGAGGTCGTCCTGGACAAGAACGTGGACCTGGAGGACCTGGTCGATTTAATAACGCGACGCGTTACTACCGACGTCCTGCAGAGCCTCCGCGAGGAGTTCGACGCGCCGACCAGGCGCTCCAAGTTTCGCTCGCGACCGCCCAGGGCGTAGTATGCACGCGCAGTCGCGTAGACGGGACATCCATGGGCATCTGGGATCACGGCCTCACTCCGAGTGAGTTCATGGCCGCCTCCTACCTGAAAGAGGTCTCAGGTCGCTGTGGTCCGACCGAGTTGGCCCAAGTGATGTCGGTCAGTGTCGCCACCGCCAAGAGGACCATTCAATCGCTGGTGGATAAGGGCCTCATCGAGCGGCTTAGCCGTGGTCGTTACGAAATTCTGTGGGTGAGCCCTGAAAGGTCAACTGTGAGCCTTGAAGGCTCACCAGTGAGCCTTTCTCCGGACTTTACCGATGTCTATATGACTACTAGTACTAGTAGTCATGACTGCATAGAAGTACCTAACGGTACTTCTATACAGGGGGGTGAACCCCCTCTGGAGGTGTACGAAGTAAAGGGGTTCCCTGTGGCTGATGATCTCCCGCCCGGCAAACTGACACCGACACCCGACCCAGCACCCCGCCGACGTGGTGGCACCCACAGGTCCGCCATGCGCGGTTGGCGTGAGGACCCCCGCGAGGTCTGGACGATTGAGCACGTAGCCAGAGAGTTCGTCATGCGAGTCCATGAGCACAACCGGGCCCAGACCTGGCACGCCCTGCCGATGTACCCCGACGGAAAGGCCCTCAGGCACGCCCTGCGTGACGCACAGCGGGAACAGGGCACCAACGTCGCGGACATGCTGGCGGCCATGGATCTCTTCTTCCAGAAGCCCCCCAGGGCCCCCGAAAGCAAGAGTCTTGTCGGCCACTTCATGCACGCCGTGTCGAACTACCGGGCCTCCCTGATCGGGGATGACCTCCTGCAAGAACTCGAAGACGAATTCGCCAACAAGCCCGGATGGGGTAAACGTGTTTGAACAGCATCGGCCGCAACTGCGGTCACGGCTCCGATCGGCCAGGATTCCCGCCAAGTATCAGGGCCTGACCCTGGAGAGTCCCCACTTCAAGGACCTGCGGTTCTCCGAGCGATCCGTCAACGGCTGGCTAGACGAGGCCTCGTCCGGGAACGTGATCGCCGCCGCCGGGAAGTTCGAGACCTGTGGTGTTGGCCTCTGGGCGACAGGCCCCCGGGCTCAGGCGCTCCTCAGCGCCGTTCTGCAGGAGGTTCTCATCCGCACCGAGGAGGAGGGAACCACCGGCTTGTACCTGAACGCTGACGACTACCTGGACTGGTCCAGGCCCCGCGACGAGGACGCCCCCAAGACGACGCGTGATCGGCCCAACGTGCGCGAGCGCTCGGTGCTGGTGCTCTCCGATCTCGGACCGTCAAATCAGACTACGGACTGGAGCAAGGCTACCGTCCGCTCGCTACTCACAAGACGCTTCGAGGACGGGTTACCGACTCTGGTGGCCGCACACTTCCAACCCACCGAGATGTTCAGTGCGGACTTGGCCCGTGAGATGTTCCATCGACTTGCGATCATGGAGACGTCCGGATGAGAGGGGCGGAAATGGCCAAGAGCGAATGGCGGGTCGTGCAGATCTTCCTGAGCCCCAAGGGCGCCGGGATCTTTGAGGTCGAGATGACCACCGACGGCGCCGCGGTCCGCTGCAACTGCCCGACCTTCAAGTCGCGACGCAACTGCCGTCATGTCCGCTGGGTGCAGGCCAAGATGGCAGAGACCGGCGTCTACCCGGTCATGGTCTTGTCATCTGCGTCCGACGTCAACATCGCCGAACAGATGGCGGACCCGGAGGCTTTCCGGGACTTCATCATCCGTTACGGGAAGATTGAGGTCGTCTGATGCAGGGCGGGGATCTCTCCAACGAGGTTCCCCCGCGGCTCTTGGTTACTCTGGACGCGATCAGTGATGAATACGTTGAGGCCAAGACCTTTCTCGGTATCCGCGTGGGAACCCGCACCGAACGGATCATTGACCGGGAGTCCATGGCCACGTTGTGGCGGGTCTCCCTCCGTGCATTTCTGCGTATGGAACTCGTTGTCTTTACTGACGACGTAGACGAAGCGACACGCATCCTCGACGACCTTGACAGGCAGGGCGTTCAGCCCTTCAATTACTCCTCTGCTTGCAGTTCGCCAGACACGCTGGTTGAGTTGCTCCCGTATCGGCCGGAGGTGATCGGGGTGCTGGACACGCCAGAACGCCGCGCACGGTACGGGATCGCAGGGATCGACATCGGCTACCTGACGGGGATGCTCTGACCTTGGCACACGACAACGAGATTCGACTACTCAGTCGCGCGGTGCGTGACAGGAACATCATTCCTCTCATCGACGCACGCGTGACCACTGACTGGTGGGTCAACCCGGAAGCGCGAACGCTATGGCGTTGGCTGCTGGAACACTGGGGCAAGTACGGCGAGGTGCCTACCGCAACCAGTGTCCTGGACGAGTTCCCCAACTTCCCGCTCCTCAAGGTTGAGGACTCCCTGGAGTACCTGCTGGATCGGTTCATCGGGTATCGCAGGTACGTGCACGTAGAGGACATGCTGCAGTCCGCAGGCGACATCCTGACGAAGACCAACGACCACGAAGCGGCCCTGACTCTGGTCGAGCGCTCACTGGCGGATATCTATAAGGACGGTACGCCGGGAGTTACGGATCTGATGCTTCACCGTGACCCACTGCGTCGTTACGACGAGTACATCGAGGCAGAGAAGATCGCTGGGTCACTGCTTGGGCTGACCACCGGATTCAGCAAGATCGACGAGGCCACCGCGGGACTGCAGGGCGGACAGTTGATTACGGTGATCGCTCCTCCGAAGACAGGCAAGAGCCAGGTTCTCCTACAGATGGGCATCAACACCCACGAAGCCGGGCACGGAGTTCTCTTCACGACATTCGAGATGACTAACCGTGAGTGCCAGGACCGTCACGACGCGATGCGATCGAAGGTGTCGTACAACCGGATGCGCCGTCGTTCACTGCTGGAGCCGGAGAAGAACTCGTATCGGAAGATGCTGGAGCACATGGACGGTATGCAGAACGAGTTGACTCTGTCAGACTCCATGACCGGGATCACGGTGTCGGCGTTGGCCGCGAAGATCGAACAGCGCCGCCCTGATGTCGTGATGGTCGACGGTGTCTACCTCATGATCGACGAGGCCAGCGGTGAGTCGAACACACCGCAGGCCCTCACCTCTATCACCCGATCCTTGAAGCGTCTGGCCCAGCGGCTGGAGATACCGATCGTCATCTCCACACAGACCCTGCTCTGGAAGATGCGCGGAGGCAAGGTCACCGCTGACTCGATCGGTTACAGCAGTTCGTTCTTCCAAGATTCCGACGTCATCCTGGGTCTTGAGGAGATCGAGGAGGAGCCGGAGGCCCGCCTGCTGAAGGTGGTCGCGTCCCGAAACTGCGGCCCCGAGGAGGCCGTGCTGACCTGGAGATGGGATACCGGCTGCTTCCACGATGACGACCTCTCCGAAAACTGCCCAGGATGTCTTGTGGCGAGTCGCGGAGGGCCTTATGCTCCCAAGAGTAGTAATATCGACACGCAGTTGGATGATCATTCCGACACCGGAGAGGAACTATCGGCATGAGTCTCGTCAACGAGATCGCGGAACTTCTGTACAGCGAAGAAGTCACTCCAGTCCCCTGGGAGCGTGCCCTCCCGGAGGACCGCGTCTACTTTCACAAACTCGCCGATGTCGTGGTTGACGCGGTCGTCGAGCATCTGGTCATCAAGGACCAGGACTTCGCTGGAGGTCTGGGTGCCGCCATCCAGTACCTGCAGAACGACGCCGACATGGACCGCCTGCGCCGCGGAGCCGACAGTGCACGACGATGACAATCCCCACTACGACTACGAAAACCCCTGGACGTACAACAGGGCGGACCACAAGCAGTTGTCGTTCAAGTTCCCTGACAAGGCGCGGGTAACCTCGAACGTACTGGGGAGTAACGTCAAGGTCGTTACCACCAAGACTAACCAGAATGCACTGGACTCGGGTTGGCTCTCGGAACTGCGCGAGCAACTGGAGTCGACCCTCCAGCAGATCCTGGATCGCCTGGACGAACTAGAGGACCGCCTGTCCTCCGAGAACGTTGATTGACGTCGAGGCCACGCTCAATCGACTGGGCGTGGCCGGTCGCGCATCAGGTGACGAGTTCGTCGCCCGCTGCCCTATGCACCGCGTGCGCACCGGCAACGAGGACTCTCACCCGTCTTGGTCCATCAACCTCAGGACTGGGTTGTTTCTCTGCTTCAGTTGCGGGTACGCCGGTTCAATTCACCGGCTCATCGTGGACATGGGCGGAGCGCCCGACGTTGAGCAGGCCAAGACCTTTGCGGTGCGAGGCTCCTTGCAGAACACGCTGAAGTCGATCCCCGGTCCGTACCACGCCCCCAATCCGAAGCCGCTACTCCCCGAGTCCTCTTTGGCGGGATTCGGCAAGCCACCGCGGTGGGCCTTGCGCGAGCGCAACCTCACGGCACAGTCCTGCGAGCATTACGAAGTTCTCTGGGATCCCTACGACGATTGCTGGATCCTCCCGATCCGTGATCCCCAGGGCGGTCTGCTGGGTTGGCAGGTGAAGGGCCAGAGCACCCGCACCTTCCGCAACCACCCAGTCGGTGTGAAGAAGTCTGAGACGCTCTTTGGGTACAGCGTGTTTGCTGGCGGACTGATGGTCGTAGTCGAAAGTCCCCTAGACGCTGTGCGACTGCACGCTGAGGGAATCCCCGGAGGGGTCGCCGTCTTCGGGGCCATCGTGTCTCGACAGCAGATCATGCTCATGAGCGCCGCCGACGAGGTCGTTCTTGCGCTCGATGCCGACGCAGCCGGACGCAAGGCCAGTCGGCAACTGTTGAACGCAACCCGCGGGGTTCTGAAGGCCGTGCGGTTCTTTTCGTACACCGACGACACCCGTAAGGACCCCGGGGAACTATCGGCCGAAGAGATTGAGTCCGGTATCCGCAACGCCAAGTCGCGCGTCCTCGGCGAGGCCGCGTTGTGACCAGGCCCATTACCGACCTCTTCGCTGTGCAGGCCGACGGCCAGGACCTCCGCTGGCTGGGCGCAGTCCATGAGTGCCCGCTATGCGAGTGCGACGTCTTCCACATCTTGGCGCGCTTCGATCAGGGTGAGGTCGCCTTCTACTTCCTGGACGCCATCTGCGCGGGCTGCGGTGCAACCTTGAAGGCCCCGTGCCCTGAGGACGTCATTGACTGATGTTCACCGGTGAACTTCTCCCGTACCAGCGGGAGGCCGTGGAGACGATGGTCAATAGGAAGAAGATCCTCGTCGCCTACGACCTGGGACTAGGCAAGACCGTTATTTCACTGTCTGCCGTCGAGAACTTGCGCGCCGCCGGGCAGATACGCAAGCCCACGCTGGTGGTTGCCCTAGCCAGCCTCAAGTACCAATGGGGTACGTCCGTATCCAACTTCACGGACAGCAACGCAATCGTGGTTGATGGGACCAAGACCAAACGCCATTCTCAGATTCGCTCTGCGGTTAACTGGCAGTACAACGACATTCAGTACGTGGTGATGAACTACGAGAGCGTCGTGAATGACTGGTCGTTCGTTACCGACCTAGATCTCGACGCGATCATTATCGACGAGGCCACGGCCATCAAGGGATTTCGCAGCAAGAGATCCAAGAAGATCAAGGATCTCGCCCGGTCCGTTGACGTCAGGTACGCCTTAACGGGAACCCCCGTGGAGAACGGCAAGCCTGAGGAGATCTTCAGCATCCTGCAGGCCGTAGACGGGAAGATCCTAGGTCGCTTTGACCACTTCGACGCGTCCTACATCGTCCGCAATCAGTGGGGCGGCGTTCAGAGGTACACCAATCTCGATCGGCTACACACGCGAATCTCTGGCGTACTCATCAGGAAGACGCAGACTGACCCGGACGTCGCACCGTACCTACCTGACACTATCCACCGAGACCCGTTGATCGTTCCGATGGAACGCACGGTGCGCGGTATCTACCGGACCGTTGCAGACGAACTCACCGAACTGTTGGAGTCCGCGGTGCAGGCTTACGGAACTTCGTGGGACGTTTCGGCGCACTACGGCGTATCACAAAGGAAGGGACCTCCCGACGACGTCCTTGGACCGATCATGAGCCGACTCATGCTGCTGCGACAGTTGGCTACCTTTCCGGAGTTGGCGGTCGAGTCCGCCGACGCGTTTGGTGCCCGTCTTGAGGGCGACTCCGCCCGCACTCTCGGATCTCCCGTCGCTTACGCACTTGTCTCCGAGGACGGAGTCCGGGAGTCACTCCTGTCGGCCAAGAACAAGAAGATGGAAGCGCTGCAGGCACTGGTACGAGATCACCTGGACTCAGACGATGACGCCAAGGTGGTCGTCTTTACTTCGTTCCGACTGTCCGCCAACAGGATCGCTGAACTGCTTGACGGTGTCGTGTACTCCGGTGACCTCGACGCCAGACAGAAAGAGGCCGCCAAGATCTCCTTCCAGGAAGACCCCGATGTGCGCGTGTTGGTCTCGACTGACGCAGGTGGGTACGGCGTCGATCTGCCGCAGGCCAACCTGCTCGTCAACTTCGATCTTCCGTGGTCGGCTGGTACAGCCGTACAACGCAACGGACGCATCCGCCGCGCGTCCAGCCGCTGGCCGACCGTCGTGATCCAGGACCTACTGACGGACGGCAGCATCGAGATCCGCCAGCACGACTTACTGCGGCAGAAGAACTCGGTGGCCGGTGCCGTTGTGGACGGGCAGGGCATAGATACCCGTGGAGGGGTGCGCTTGGGAGTGGGTAGCCTCCTGGGCTTCCTTCGCGGTCAGGGCTGACTGTCAGACCCTCTGTCTATCGTTCTACTTGTTGAATCGACACACCGTCAGGCCTACTTGCAGAGAACGTCTCTGCCATGTACGGTCGGGCAGACACAGGGAGGGAAGACCATGGCACGCGTAGCCAACACTGTTCGGGAGATCCGCAGCGAGGACCCGTTCGTCTCGCTGGTGAAGGAGTACCAGTTCGTCAAGTCGCAGGCTGAGGCACTTGCCGCGCGCCAGAAGGAACTTCGCGACTCCATCATCGAGACCGTCGATGCGCTCGGCGAGCCCGACGACGTCGGGCACATCTGGCTCGAACTGCCCGATCAGATCGAGGGAGTGCGCGGACTCGTCAAGGAGCGCCGCGTCTCGCAGAAGTTGGACGAGGACCGCGCGCAGGAGATTCTCCAGGAGAAGGACTTGCTGACCCGCTGCACCAAGTTCGTTCGTCAGGTGGATGAGGCCGAAGTCTGGGAGGCCAAGCAGGAAGACCTGCTCACCGAGGACGACCTTGAGGCGATGTTCGAAACGAAGGTGTCATGGGCGCTGAAGTTGAAGTAGACACGTTCTTCTCTGATCTGTACTACCCAGGGTCAAAGCGGCTCCGCCGCGAGGCTCCCGAGACTCCGGTCAAGATGGCTGAGAGGTCTTGGGACAGCAGCCCCATCAAGAAGATGCGTCCTGGCGGGGAGGTCGTGGAGTACTTCTTCCCGGGCTCTCTCGCTCAGGCACTTGGAAAGTCTGCCGTCACCATTCGCTTGTGGGAACGCCGCGGCTACCTGCCCCGGACTCCCTACCGACTTCCGGGGTACACCGATGCCAGAGGCAAGGAGCACCCCGGCAAACGGGTCTACACCCGACCCATGATCGAGATCGCCGTCGAAGAGTTCTCATCTCGCGGCCTTCTCGGCAACGCCCGCATCGAGTGGAAGAAGCACGTAGATCTGACCATCGCTCTAGTCGAGCGCTGGAAGAACGACAAAAACTAGGAGAAAGCCGATATGCCTACCGCCGCACGCCGCCGAGACACCGCCGATTACATCCTGGACGAGGGCCTCATGGAAGAGCCCTACCGGGAAGACGATGAGAACGTTCGCGCACCCCGATCCTCCGCCATCCAGAGTGGTTGGGATGCCGCCCTCAAGTCGTCCAACTCAGGCCAGTACACGAACGACTTCCGCTGGACCGAGGACAAGCAGTTGGTCAAGTTCCTGGGCCGTGAGCCCTTCGCGGTCTACAACCAGCACTGGATCAACGAGCGCCAGGGTAAGAAGTCCTTTACCTGCACCGACGATGCGACCTGTCCGCTGTGCAGTATTGGCGACAAGCCCCGCCGCAAGATCTGCTTCTCCCTGGTGAACCTGTCCGCGGAAGAGCCCCAGGTGGAGATTCTCACCATCTCACCCACCACCGCGCAGATCTTCCACCGCTACGACATGGACAGCGCCACCGGTCCCCTGGACCGGATGTACTACTCACTCAGCAAGACCGGCACCGGTCCCAAGACGCTCTTCAACGTCGAAAAGGTTCGCCCCCAATTCCTCGAAGAGGAGTGGGAGATGTCCGTGGCGGACGCCGAGGCAATCGTGTCCGGCGCTGAGGCTCTCTCTGATTCCATCATCCCTACCCCCAACGTGAAGTTGATGGAGGAGGTCAAGGCGGAGATCACGTCGCGAAACCCCCGACGCGACTGATCTCTATGAGTGGCCGGGGGCTGTCGATCTCGCCTTCCCCCTTGCCGATCCGGCCCCCGGCCCTCACTTATCTCAGGGAGTCCAGATGTTGGTGACCGACGCCGACCAGTTGTATGACGCAGTTGGCTACTTGCAAAACGAGGCAGAGTTCTTCTGCTTCGACGTAGAGACGATCGGATTCCGGGGAGATCCCTGGAGGAACGACGTCGTATGGATTGGGATCGGGGATGACAAGCACCAGTGGTCAGTTCCCCTGAACTTCCCCAACGGGGATCTGATCGAGGAAGGCTTCCCCCTTAAGGACACTGAGGATCTCCGCGAGCGGCTGGCCCGCGGACTTAAGCCCCGCAAGAGCGATTACTCAGTGGACCGCAAGAAGATCACTCGGACGTTTTCGGACCCAACGCCCCACCTGGACCGCACCACCGCGTTCGGGATTTTGAAGCCCCTCATGTTCGACGACAACGTCCTGAAGGTGGGGCACAACCTGTCCTTCGATGTTGGTTCGGTCGCCAAGTATCTGGGCGACATCCCCTCGGGACCTTATGCCTGCACGATGGTGGCTTCCTTCCTGGTCGACTCCAGTCGTGCCTTCGGCTACGGGCTAAAGGACGTCGCCAAGATCTACTGCGACATCGATGTCGAGAAGGGCGTCGGAGCAGAAGTTGAGAGTCACGCCTTCGAGGTCGTCTCCAAGTACGTGCTCTTGGACGTTAAGGCATCGGCCAGCGTTTGGGTCGCGCTCCGCGACCGGATCCAGACGGATCGGCTCAGCCAGGTCTTCTCTTTAGAGATGGACGTTCTGCCGGTCATCACCAAGATGCGACTGGCAGGCACGCCCATCGACACCGATCAGTTGGATCGGCTCAAGGATCAACTGGACGCCGACGCCGAGGTGGTCCGAACGAAGATTGAGAAGACTGCTGGGCGCAAGTTCAACTTGAACGCCAACAGCGACAAGCAGGCCCTGCTGTACGGACCTAAGGACCAGGGAGGTCGAGGCTTGCGCCCAACGACTTTGACTCCTAAGGGTAAGGAGAAGAAGCGCGCAGGCATTCCGTTGACGATCTCCGACTACTCGGTCAGTGCCGAGGCTTTAGAGGTTTTCCGCGGGAAGGACCACCTGGTAGACCTGCTCTTGGAGCACGCTGGCCTCAGCAAACTGCTGTCCACTTACGTGCTCCCGTACCGCGGAGACGAAGCCAAGAAGGGCCTGGTTGACAACGGCCTTATCCACACCGACTTCAATCCCATCGGCGCGCAGACAGGACGCTTTTCGTCGCGGAACCCGAACCTCCAGAATGTCCCCAGTAGCGGCACCCACTACGGAAGGCTCATTCGAGACCTCTTTGTGGCGCCGCCCGGACATAGTCTTGTCGTCGCCGACTACAGCCAGATCGAGCCGCGACTTATCGCAGGCTTCTCCCAGGACGCCGTCATGTTGGAGACGTACCGAGACGGCGGGGACATCTACACCGCCATCGGAGACCGGATGGGCGTGGACCGCAAGGCAGGAAAGGTCCTCGTCCTTTCCATCGCCTACGGCGTCGGCCCCGACAAGATATCCCGTCAACTGGGAATCGCTGCGGACGAGGCCAAGTCACTTCTGGACGACTTCGGGGACAAGTTCAAGAGCATCAACAAATTGAAGGCCTTGACGATTAAGCAGGCCAGGATGCAAAACCCACCATTCGTGTCGACCATCACAGGCCGTCGGCGCTATCTGCCGGACCTTGACAGCGACACCGGGTGGATTCGGGCCAAGGCCCAGCGCCAGGCGTTCAACACCTTGATTCAAGGCAGCGCCGCTGACGTCATGAAGATTGCTCTCGTACGGGCTGACCAGATGCTCCCGGAGGGCGCGTACCTCGTCCTGACCGTCCATGACGAAATGGTCGTAGTGACCCCGGACGCACTCGTTGAGGAGTCCATTCATGCCGTGACCGAGGCCATGGAAGGCGTCTACATCCCACGCCTCGGGGTTCCACTGAAAGCAGAAGTAACCAGCGCACAGAGATGGGGAGAGGCCAAGTGAGCAATTCATCGTGGTGGGAGAAGAGACTGGGTTCGCCGAACCCACAGCCCGCCTCACCAAGGACTTCGTCGTATCCACCTTCGCCACCGCCTCCTGCGCGCCTGGCTCCGACCCCGCCTCCTGTGGCCCCCAACGTTCAGGTCACGCCTTCGAACTTCGCTGAGGTCTCCACGCAGTGGCACGGCGGCGAGGCCTCCCAGCGAGAGACCGGATCCTGCCCCAACTGCGGCAGCAACCTGTACTTCTCCCGATCTAACGCCGGGGGCCTCATCTCAGAATCCGGCGGAACTGTTGCACCCGCTCCCCGCTGCTACGCCTGCGGTTACACCTATGGACGAGACCTTCAAGGAGTACCCCCCGCATGATTAACGACGACGCGAAGAAGATCGTGGCTCTTCTGAACAAGAAGTTCGGAGGTGGGGTGGTTGTTCTCGGCAGCGACATCCACTCTGAGGTCATCCCGCGGTTCACTACAGGCTCGGTTACCTGGGACTACATCCTTGGTGGCGGTCTCCCTGGTAATCAGTGGACTGAACTGATTGGGGAACCCAGCCATGGCAAGACTATGTTGGCCCTCAAAACCATCGCTGCCAACCAGGCGAAGAATCCCGATTTCACCACTGTGTGGGTCGCCGCGGAGGCGTGGGTTCCCCAGTACGCCCAGATGTGCGGCGTCGATACCGACCGAGTCATCGTCGTAGAAACGACCGTCATGGAGGAAGCCTTCGACGCAGTCATCGCCTTTGCCGAGTCTAAGGCTGTGGACGCCATCGTGGTCGACTCCCTACCCGCCCTGGTGCCGACACCCGAAGCCGACAGGACCATGGAAGAGATGACCATCGGTCGTGGAGCCCTGCTCATCAACAAGTTCTTTCGCAAAGTTGGAGCAGCCATGAAGCGTTCTCTAGTTGAAGAGGAACGGCCGGTTCTCGGAATCATCATCAACCAGTGGCGCTACAAGATCGGCGTCATGCACGGAGACCCGCGCACCACACCAGGCGGCGTGGGCAAGGACTACGCATTCTTCGTTAGGTGCGAGGTCAAGAGGGACGAGTGGATCGAGATAGGCAGCGGCCAAAACAAGAAGCGCGTGGGCCAGTCCGTTCGGATCAGGACCCTCAAGAATAAGTCCGCACCCCCTCAAAGGGTCGCGTACGTCGACTACTACTTCGACGACGGTGGCGACATCCCGGTCGGCTCATACGACACCGCCAAGGAGATCGTTTCGATGTGCAACGTCTTCGACATCTTGGATCGCAAGGGAGCCTGGTACTACTACGGCGACCGCAAGTGGCAGGGCCTCGAAGCCGTCCTTGAGTCCGTCCGCGAGGAGATCGACCTTGCTGAGGAACTCACCGCCAAGGTGATGGCCATGGACGACCGTCCGATGGCGGTGTCGTGAAGACCCACGGACAGAAGCAGTCACAGGCACACGAAAAGCGCCTGGAGAAGATTCTCGGAGGTTCCCGCACCGCGGCTTCGGGAGCCTTCTGGTCCCGCAAGGGCGACGTCCGGTCGGAGGACTACCTGGCCGAGCACAAGTACACGGCTGCCAAGTCTTTCTCGCTCAAAGCATCCGAACTGAAGAAGGTCGAGACTGAGGCCCTGCTCGTCGGACGCACTCCGATCTTCTGCGTGTCACTGGACGGGCGCGACTACGTCGTCCTGCTGGAGGACGACTTTGTTGCCATCACCGGCCTCGATAAGACGGCTGACACGCCGTCTTAGTGACGTAACTTGCACTGCGTATCCCGATTACATAGAGTTCAACCAATCGTGAAGGGAGTCACCCACCTAATGCGCCCTCTTGCCGTAAATGACAACAGGACACCTCAGGAGGGTGCATGGTGGCTGAGCCCGAATGGGCCTGGCGCTACGAAGCCAAGTGCGCGAAGAACGACGTCCCCACGGACCTCTTCTATCCGCCCCGAGACCGACGCCTCTACAAGGGCATCGCAGACAAGGCCAAGGCCGTCTGCTGGGGCACGGACGGTCAAGGTGAATGCCCTGTCCGTCGTGCATGCCTTTGGTACTCCCTGGAGACCCAGGACACACACGGGATTTGGGGAGGACTTTCACACCGTGAACGCTCGCACCTTCGCAAGCGGTACCGCAAGGAGCACCCACAAGTCTCCTTCAAGGCATGGATCCTGAAGGGGCCGGGCGGAGATGCCAAAAAAGCAAAGCGCTCTGGCGCAGTGGATGGAGACGAAGAAGGCACCGACTCGTCTGATTGGTGACATCGAGCGGCATCTCCTGGAGAGACCCGCCGACACCTCTCGTCGACAGGACGTTCTTCACCCCAGTGAATTGGTCAAGGACGACTTCTGCCCACGGGCGGCGTACTACCGACTTCTTGGGTACACGCCACCAGTGGAGCGCCATGCACTACGTCTGCAGTCCATCTTCGATCACGGCCACTGCATTCATGCCAAGTGGCAGAACTACCTCGCAGAGATGGGCTGCCTCTACGGCCTCTGGAAGGCATCCGACGACAGCACCTTCTGGAGCATGTCCAGCGACATCGTTGACCTGTCGGAGGTCAAGTACAGAGAGGTTCCCCTCTACGACCTGGATCTTCGGATTGAGGGCTCGGCTGACGGCTGGGTCAAGGGCCTCGGCGACGACTTCCTCATCGAGATCAAGACCATCGGACCGGGCACATTCCGATTTGAGGCCCCGTCTCTACTTCGAGACGGCCGCGACATCTTCCAGGCCTGGAAGGACACACGACGTCCCTTCCCCAGTCATCTGCGCCAGGCCCAGTTGTACCTGGAGATCCTGCACAGGATGGCCGACAAGGATCTCATCGACTCTGCTCCGGAGGAAGTCGTCTTCATCTACGAGTTGAAGGCTGATCAGAGCGTTAAGGAATTCAACGTTCCGTACGACCCTTCGATCTCCGAGCCCGCCATTCAGGAGGCCGCCCGTGTGGTGGCCGCTGTCGAGGCACAGCAGGTACCGAACTGCGTAAAGACTTCCGGATCCTGCAAGCAGTGCGCATCCTTCGGGGATGCCTCATGAAGAATCTCATTCTTGGTCGGCAGTCTCAGTCCGCAGTATCACAGGCCGTCTCTCAGGGAATACCTCTTTGGGACAGGCCCAATAGTGACCTTCCGCGGATACCCCCGGACCTCACCGCAGTCGACGACGAAGACTTGATGGTCCTGTATTCCTCACTGACCGCGTGGGCGGACTTCGTATCCACTCAGGTCTCCTGCGCTCAGGTCGACGAGCGGGCATCTGAGAAGGAACTGTCCCAGAAGGAAAGTCTCCTGATGCTTTCCTACGGAGACCGCGGGGACCGGGTCACCTATGCCAGAGCACAGGTCGCCTCTGACGAGGTCATCACAGCCCTGAAGGCCGAGGTCGAGCAGCGATACGCCTACCGCAAGGTCGTCGAAAGCCTCCTGGCCAACATCGAACGCGACTCGCAACTGGTCAGCCGTGAGTTGACCCGAAGAACTTCCAGTCGAAACAAGACACCCATAAGTAGATGGTCTGCATAAGGAGCACAATATGAACGCAACACGGATGACCAGCACGTTCATCACTGCACATTCCCGTAGCGAGTCCGAGCGGGAGTGGCTTTCCGGGGTTTTCAAGATTATGGTCCGGGTGGCCCGCCGCAATCGCCAGTTCTCCATGGATTCCATTTGGGAACACTTGGACCGCGCGTACCTCCGGGGGTCCATCGTCAACGACGGCAAGGTGGACCACCGGATTTTGGGACCGATGCTCCGGCATATGGCCCGCGACGGCCTGATCTCGTCTTCTGGGTACTACGTCAAGAGTTCCCGGCAAGGAGGCGGCTCACGCCCGATCACCGTTTGGACTTCCCACGTCTACGAACGTGTGGCCGTCTCCGCATGAGTCACATCCCGGACTGGGAAGGCTTGCCCAACGGATTCAACCCAGACGCTGGGCTTGAGTTCATCAGGACGACCCTTCACTACCCGAACCCAACTCGGAAACTGATCGCCGAAGCGGGTGTCCGCATGACTTGCCTGCTCATCCATAAGAACGAGCGGTACGGCAACAGCGCGCTGGAGCCAATCGAAGTCTTTGCTCGCGGGGTCAGTCCCGAGCAGCGGATGGCCGTCCGGATGGACGACAAGATCAACCGCATCGTCCGCGGTATGGGCATCAGCGGCGGAGACGCCGAGGATCCCCGCGTCGATCTGGCTGGGTACCTCCTATTGGACGTTGTCAGGTCGTGGCAGGAGTCCGGTGATGGCTAGTCGTCCTGTTGTTGTCCTGGACGCGTCTCAACTGGCCCAGGCATTCGCGGTCGGGGATGGTCGAGACCGGGAGAACATCGGGAAAGGTGACGCGGTCTACTACGACCCGGACCGCATGGAGGACAACCGCATCGCCTCACGGGCATCTGTCGTTGCAGAGTTGGTGGTGGCTACCTTCTTGAAACTGGACTGGGGCGCCCAGGTCTGGAAGCGCGAGGACCATGAGATCTACCGGGACACCCCCGATGTGGGACTGAACGTTGAGGTCCGGCGAACGCGCAGCGCGCAGGCCCCACTCACGGTCAGGAAGCGCGATCTGCAGAGGAAACCTGACAGGGTTGTGGTTTCAGTCTTTGTGGATTCTGCAGATCTCACTCAGGGTCAGATCATGGGCTGGCTCCCTGCGCTGGACGCCTGGGATCAGGGCTACAAACCGCACTATCCCGATCCCAGGAATGAGGTCCGGGTGGTCCCTTACCCGTTCCTATATCCGATCACTGACTTCGACAGGCTCACAAACTACGTGGAGTTGCCGTGGCTACCTCGGCTTACGTCGGCCTAGACCCCAGTTTGACTGGGTTCGGTGTGGCCGCCATTGGCGAAGAGTACTGGCAGACCTGGTTGCTGAAGTCGAACAAGCGTGGCATCGATCGCCTGCTGGATTTGTCATACCAGTTGTCCGATGTCTTCGCCGAGATTGGTCGGCCGATTGGCGATGTTGCTGTTGAAGACACCGTGCGGGCATCCCTGAGCGCATCGGCCCTTGGCGAATTGGCCGGAATCGTGAAGATGACCTGCCACACCAGTCTGAACGGACCAGGCAAGTACCCGCTTCGGGTCCCCCCCACCACCCTGAAGAAGTACGCCACGGGTCGTGGCAACGCGAAGAAGCCCGAGGTCATGCTTTCGGTATACAAGAAGTGGGGTGTGGAGATTCTGGACGACAACCTCTCGGATGCGTACGTCTTAGCGAAGATTGCAGCCGGTCACGCCACCACGGCATACGAGAAGGACGTCATTGACCGCCTTAGCGACCCCAAGTTCCGCGACGGCCCCAATGTTTAGGGGTACGCGCGCTTCTGGCTTCCGTACCGTGGAGACGACGTCTACACATCGTTTCCCAGAGGATCACCGTGAGCGAAACATCCGAACCCGGAATCGTCGGACTTACCGACGACCAACCCCTGCGGGTATCCGCGGGCTCCAATCCACAGTCCGTCGCGTCCGCGATTGCGCATGCCCTCTACGAGCACAAGTCGGTTCGACTGCGTGCCGTGGGGGCTGGGTCAGTCAATCAGGCCGTCAAGGGCATTGCTATCGCTCGGGGCTACGTGGCCCCTCGCGGGTACGACCTGGTTTGCAAGCCGGGGTTCACGACAGTCACGTCACGGGACGGCGAGATATCGGCAGTCCTATTCGTAATCTCCGTTGTTTGACGCTGACGCTGGGCCTTTGCGTATCTACCTTGGATGGTAGGAAGGGAGACCTTTATGTCTGACTGGCGCGTCTCTAGCCCCGCGGTTCGTCGTCGTTCCGGCGCACCCAACAATCACTACGACTCGGTGGGCCCGCGCCCGCGAGTGAGTCTCCCGACCCCGGAGGAGGCCCTCGCCGGTATGGCGCGTGTCGGCAGCCCCCGGATCCCGATGGGTACCTCAATGGTGCACGACTTCGTGAACACCTCGGGAGCCCCGCTGCGTGGCACCTTGATGCCGCGTGGCAATAAGCAGTCCGGCGGGGCCGTTTACGAGAACCAGACGATTCCCCCGGCCAGCCCCGGCACTCCCGCCAACCGCACCAACATCCCGCAGGAGCGACTGGGCGCGCAGTACCGCGTCAGCGCGTACGTCCCGCCGCCCGTGGGCCCCGAGGCCGCTCCCACCCAGGCCAACGGCCGCATCATCACCTCGGCGATCACCCGCGAGGGCAACTTCGGCGACGCGATGGGTAACGCCTACCGGCAGTAGTGATGGCAGACAACAACGTCGCGTCCATTCAGTTCGCGCAGCAGCAGACTCCCCCGTCGTATCACCGCGAGGGTGTTTCCATCGGCCGTGAGCCTGAGGTGGAGACGCCAGTACCCCTATCCGGCCAGACCATGTCGTCGTCCGACCAGGCAACCATGTGGCGAGTTCGTCACGGTCGCGGCGACAAGCCCCTGCCCTACAGCCGCAAGACCAGCGGAAGCATTTACCGGTTCGACCAAGGGTCCTAGTGAACTAGGCACCACCACTACTACACGGAGCATCCCTTGACCACCAAGACGTTCGTCGGGTCGGCCAGGCCAACCGTCATCAAACCGGCTCGACCCCCAAAGAAGGTCCCCGCCCTGCTTAAGGGCTGGAAGACTGCCGTCATTCTCCCCGACCCGCAGTTTGGGTACCGGCAACTCGATAACGAGTTGGACCCATTCCACGACGAGAAGGCCATCTCGGTGGCTCTGCAGATTCTGGCGGCGGTGGCTTCGGAGACCTTGGTCGACGAGATCATCAATCTAGGCGACTTCCTGGACCTGCCTGCCCACTCCAAGTACGAGCAGCACAACACCTGGCAGAACACCACGCAGGCCGCTATCAACGCCGGACACGACTTCTTAGCCCGCCAGCGAGCAACCTCGCCGCGTTCGAAGATCGTGGTCCTGGAGGGCAACCACGACAAGCGCATCGCTGACCGGATCATGATGTTCAACGCTGCCAGCGCCGGGCTGAAGCGGGCAGAGATTCCCGACGACTGGCCTGTCATGACCGCGCCGTTCCTGTTGAGGATCAACGACCTCGACGTCCATTGGCTCGACGGTTACCCAGCCCGCAAGTACTGGCTGAACGACCACATCAAGTGCGTGCATGGAAGCATCGTGAAGTCCGGAGGATCCACGGCCAGCGCGTACTCCCGCGGTGACCGGACGTCCACCATCTTCGGGCATATCCACCGCATCGAAATCCACCACACGACTCAGCAGGACCGCCAGGGCGCGGTGCGCCTGTTCGCTGCTACGCCGGGATGTCTGTGCCGTACCGACGGGGCTGTGCCTTCCGCCAAGGGGGCTATGGATCTCACGGGCCGTCCCATCAAGTCCTATGAGGACTGGCAGAACGGGATGCTGGTCCTGCGGTACCGCGAGGATGATCCCCGCTACAGCCTCGACCCCATCCACATTCAGGACGGGTGGGCTCTCTACGCGGGTCAGGAGTTCGTGGCCGACTAGGTACGATCCAGTCCAAGAATCTGGTCCCTGGTCATGTGCGGGTACTGCATCTGCATGTCCGCCACGCTGAGGTCCACAAGTTCTGGATCCGAGTGCTCGACCGCCCACCTGGCGGCCTCCTGGTAGGAGTCCGTCTCCTGCGGCGATCTCCAGCCGCAGTAACAGGACGCGTAGTGGCGGTTGTCTGCGCCTTCGAACGTTCCGGCTATATGCCCCAGCATGTTGTTCCCCCTTCGGGTGGTGATTTTAGGCCGTACAGGTGTAATTCGCACTTGGACAATGGATTACATGAGCCATCGTATCGCAAGTCAGCAGTTCTCTGACTACGTCGCCGAGCACGGCGGCGCTTCCATGAACATGGCTACCGGTCAGATGGCCCAGGGACCTGGCTTCATGGTCGCTCATCACGGCGCCGAGACCAAGACCCCGGGATCGACACCCACGCCCGGAGACATTCAAGACTTCGCTGACAAGCACTACCCGTCCGTTCAGGGAAACCGCGAGGCTCACCTCGGGGCTTGGGGAAACGTCCTCGACGTCAGCGAGAAGGCTTCCATCGGCTCAGAAGCCCGTCGCCTCGGCCGCGTTCACCTTCAAGAAGCCACCTACGCACTTGGCAGTGCGTCCTCTCCGTCCGGTACTCCGACGCGCGTCAGTTCCACCGAGACCACGGACACCCTCAACCGTCCCTACGGGGCCGATGTCCTGCTCAGTCTGGGACGTACCCCCAAGGCTGAGCGTGAAGCACCCCGTGTAGTCGGGGAAGACGGCCCTCGCAAGCGGACCACTACCCAGGTACCGAAGCGGCCCGACGAGGACACCCCGATCTACCGCGACATGGCTGACCCATCCGTGCAGGCCGATTCCGCGTGGGCGCGCTCCAAGAACGCGAATGACTTCAACCTCAACGAGGTCGACAACGACGCCTGGTCCATGACCAACCGGCAGAACCGCCGCGTGGCACAGCCCGACGGAACGTCCAAGAGAACCGGCCTCGGAAACGTACTGCGCACTATCAATCGCGGACGAACCAACGAAGCCCGCGGCGCGGGCCTAACTGTCAATCCCAGCAAGGGATGGCACCCGGTGACCGCTGGGCCCAGCAAGGTGCGTTCGTCGCAGTTTGAGAGAACCCCGGTTGCGCACAGCGCTGGCCTGGAGTCCGAGCGAGCGACGCCACGGGGTGACGAGAACGCAGAGTACTTCCACAACCAGGTCCTCGGCGCCGTCGAGCAGTACGAAGCCATGCAAAAGGCCCATAAGGCACGGGGCTGATGACGGTCGCTCAGAACTGGAACTCACTGTCACCGAACCAGAACTGGCAGTCGCTGGGTGCCGGTGGCATGTATGGCGGCTACTCCATGGGTGGCGGCGGCGGAAACACCATTGCTGACGTCAGTGCTCGGGACCCGCTCGACTTCTTGCGCATGGGTGTTGGCCGCGCACCGCAGGCCGAGTACCCCGACGGATACCTAGGCACCATCCGCTCTCGTCGTGACGACAAGGGCCGACCCAACTCCATTGCTGAGGCCGCACTAGACGGCACCAAGACGCGCGTCAACCAGCGTTCCTACCAGCGCGGCGTCCACAAGGGCGAGCGCATCGATCCCAACGACTACGTCTGGCCGCGTCAGTGGTCCAACCAAACCGGCATTGCCAACCAAACAAAGGGCGTTCGCACCGCTCCAATCATGGAACTGGCACCCGCACCTCACCTGGTCAACGACGGCAAGGCCGACATCCCCAACAAGATCCCCGGCCAAATCAACCCGCGTCGCGTCGACCAGTTCGCGCGTTTGCGTCCGAACTGGAGGTAAGTGGTGGCTGCTAATAAGGGGCCGGAAGAGCGCGCGGCTGCCAAGAGGCAGGCTGCCGCCAAGAAGGGCGCCAAGACGAGGGCTCAGAATCGAGCAGCGACTGCGGGAACCGCACAACGTCAGGAGTGGGAGGCGCAGAACCCGCAGCGTTTCGATGATTTGGCCACTGCCATCGGCCGCAATGCTCAGTCGGACGACCAACTGAACACCAAGATTAAGCGCGCTGGGTTGGACCCAGGTCAGGAGATCGAACGGCAAACTGCCGCTACCCGCAAGATGTCTCCGGGTCTCGTATACCGGGCAATGGGTTGGACCGGTGGAGCAGAAACCGCGGCTAATCACCCCATGCAGGGCTCTCTCTTTGAAGATTCCCGACTCATGGACAACCCTTCGCGCTGGGAGGACATGAGCGAGAAGCAGCGTAAGGGTGTGACCGACCACGCCGCCCGACATGGCGTCACTTACGAGAGCGCTTACCGTTCCATCTCTACTCAGTTGGATCGCGCCCATGTCCGCGAGGGTGGGCAGCATGCGTCGTTCTACAGCGAGGAAGGTCAGAGCCAGTCGGGAGCCATGCTGCCGCGCACGCGCCTGCGTACTTCGGCCGCCCAGAACAATGTGGATTTCCATGTGCAGGCCGCGGCCAATGCCATTACCAGCCCGCAGATGCGGTTCGTGCAGACCAACAAAAATACCGGAGCCGTTAACTACCCGAATGACGAGACAGCAACCGCGGCCATCAACTGGGGCAAGGAAGGGCTATCCGGCGAGGCTTACGTCAAGCACCCCAACTACTACGTGCCTCCGGAGGATAAGGTCCCCGGGCCCAAGGGCAAATTGGTCAAGCGCAAGGACGACCCGCGCAAGTACCCCAACCAGGGGTACCCCGAGAACTTCGGACGAGCAGCCGACGTGACCTCCGCTGCGCGCGCGGGCGCCAAAGTCAAGGACGTGTGGAAGCCCACCGACGCTGACAAGGTCAAGCCCTACTACAACGCGTGGGTCGCCCCCCATGAGCCAGAGGGCAACTTCTTGGTTTCGGACACGCACACCGGAGCGGCAGGCTTCGCTCCCCACCTGGCCAATACGCCCGCCGAGACTGACTACCTAGGGAAGAAGGGTGTGCACTCTTGGCACGATCACATCTTTCGTCAGGTTCTACACGATCGCGGACTGACCTCGGTGAGTCGTAACCAGTCTGCGCAGTGGGGGCAAGAGAAGACTGAACAGGGCCACGCGGGTGACCTGGCTGAACTTACTAGGGGTCATCTGGCTGGAACACAGTTCAAGCAGGTGGACGGTCAGCAGGAACTGAGGTTGAAGTTCTAATGGCGAACATTCCTGACGGTCGATACGACCACAAGCCCTGGTCTCCGGGCGTCTCTCCTTCGCCCATCGCTCCCCGCTGGCAGTACCTAGGTCCCTTTGCGTCTAACGAAGAACGTATGACACAGCGGGCGCTGCAGGCCGCTGTGCTGCCCGGGGCGGAGTTGGCCGAGATGGTTCGGCCACCGCTTCCGCAGGTAGTTCCGTTTAGAGATCGATACGGGTATGACAACCGGGTTCCCACGATTTTCGACATCATGGATGTAGGTAGGACCTACTCCGAGCCTCGTATCTCCTGGTTCAGCGGCGGACCTGCCGGGTACAGCGGTACATCACGAAACAGCCTGGTGGGAGCCTAATGGACGACGGCGACGGCGCTGGCATGGTCGAGATGATGTCCGGTGGTGCACCGGACGCCATCCTGGCCACGATGTACAACGGCTCCGCTTCGTGCCTGGGCTGCGGTGGACTCATGACCCCGGTTCAGGTGATGTACGCGGGCAACTCCTGCGTCGACTGCACGTCCCAGAAGGGCGCCTCGCGCGTCAAGAACAGAATGGCTTAAGGAGAATCATGGCTGTTAACCAGTTCCGGTCCATGAACGCGGACCTGGCCGAGGGTGCGACCGACGGTCGCTACCGCAAGGCTCGCCCCGACACGACCCTGGCCCCCGCCATGGGCGAGGAGATGGTGCGCCAGGAGCGCTCCAGCCTGCACCCCTTCCACGGGTACGGATTCCCCAACAGCCAGTACCCGGCTCCGGTCACGAATACCCGTCAAAGTTTCGAGGCCTGATCATGCCCGCTCCACTTGTTGCTGCGGCAGGTATGGTTGCTCTACGTGCCCTACCGATGATCGCCGGTGCCGCGGGCCGCGGAGCCGCCGCTGGAGCCGCACGGATGGGCGCTTCTCAGGGAGTCTCTAGGGTGGCTGGCGGAATCGCTGAAGGCCAGACCATCCGCGCCGGAGTAAGCCTGATTGATCGCATGCGCGGTCCCAGCGACCCCCAGGTGGGTCCCGAATCAAGGAACCTCGCTTTCCGCGCTGGGGTCGGCCCATTCTGAGAAAGTAAGCCCTGACCGCTGTGCTGAACGCTCCTAGAGTCGGTATATCGACTACTACTAGGAGTATCTGTGTCCGTCCCGCTTTTGAAACCTCCGGAGGTTAAAGGCCCCGAGGTTCGACTACTCCATTGCTCGGTGTGCGACAGCATCGAGGAACTACCTCTCTACGACGGCCCTCCCGAGCAGGATCATCTTCTACAGATTCTTGTCGACCGGCACCAGTTCCCGTCGGGGGAGCCGCATGTGGGTCGCCTCTTCCGCCTTCCGCAACTTCAGTGGGAGAACCCCGCCGCGCGTAAGCAGATCGTCGAGCAGATCAAGGGCGGGGGCTCCGCGGGTATCGACGAGTTCGACCCCGAGTTCTATGCAACTCGAAACACATTCTCCGAAGACGCGATGAAGTGCTACAACGCGCACCTGCGACCTACCGATGGATGCCCTGACTACAACACACCACCGAAGCGACTTCTGCCGAACACTAAGGCGGACCGCAAGGAGTTGGGGTTGGTGGATCCCGCCAACGCACCAGGACCCAAGACGTATCTCTGCCAGTTCTGCCCGATCCACAGCGTCGTCACCACCAAGATGCGCGAACTGAGAGGTGACTACAAGTGAGTGAGCCCACGATCGAGCCCACCCCCGTGCAGACCGCCTTCTTGGTGGTCGTTGACAACAACGGTGTCATCAGTGTCCACACCGATGCGCTACCCGCTGTTGCGGTTTCCCGTACCGCCACTCTCTACGACGTCGAAACTTACGGTTCGCAGTTGGTAAGGAATGTCGGCCGCGTCTTGATGGCAGGGACTCTGCAGGCCTACGACAACTTGTCAGCGGACCCCACCCCTGCGGACCGCGTGTCCGAGGCCCTCAGCAAGCGTCTTGAGGATGAGGAGTAGTCATGTACGTGGAAATGGTGTGCGGGCACTGCGACTCGTACTTCAACTGTGACGGTGACGAGGACGAGTCGTCGGCGCTCTGGATGATGATGCACCGGTTCGCAAACGCGCACGTACCGTGCGGGTACATGACTCCGGTAAACCAGCACGGAGAGCCTTTAGACGCAACTGAACTCCCGGCTGTCCGCAAGAAGGTCGTCAAGCCGCGACTTAACGACGACACAGACGGACTCGACGAGGGAGGATAGATCCCATGACGCGCGCAAGGAATCTGCTGTCATCTGTGGCACAGTCGGTGATGCTCAGTCCTTCTGCGACGTCGTACTTTTCCGAGCACGCCGAGACCCTGGACCCGGTCCTCTTTGACGGCAACAGCCTCAAGACTGAGGTTCGTCAATGGATGCTCCGTCTGATCCACACAGTCCTCAGTGAGAGTCCTCTGAAGTCTGTGCTGAGCGGGTCCTTCCTGCATCCAGAGTCGTGGGTGCGCATCTGGGTTGCCGGTAGCGGAGTTTCATACCAGTGGCAGGCCAACGGAGATCTCGACTTGATGGTGGGCGTTGACTTCGTTCAACTGCGTCGCGCCAATCCGGCATACGTGGGCCTGACTGACAGCGAGATTACGGCGGCACTCAACCAACTTTTCTTTGACGAGTTGAGCACGCCGCTGGGCGAGTTCCCGTTCAACACGCAAGACGTCGTATACGAAGTCACAGCGTACGTGAACCGCGGCGTAGGCAATCGCCGGGACGACATCAAGACGATCAACCCGTACGCCGCTTACGACGTAACGGAGGATGAGTGGGCGGTCGTCCCGACCCGCGGCGCTACCACTCTCAACCCCGCTTGGGAGATGACTGCTGAGCGGGATCGGCAGTTCGCAGCCGACTTGGTGGATGAGTACTCGTCCGCGTTGCGCCAGGTTCAGGCTGCTACCAACCCGGCACACCGAGCCAACGCCGAGACGCACCTTCAGAGGATTATGGACGCGGCAGCCGGTCTGTATGAGGAACTGCACGACGGACGTAGATCTGCATTCGGCCCCGCCGGATCCGGGTACGCGGATTTCAACAACTACCGGTGGCAGGCCGGGAAGCGGAACGGTGTTGTGCAGGCCTCCCGCAAGATTCGCGAGTACCTCAAGGACGCTCACGATCAGGCTGAATTCGAGACATACGGGGTCGAACTGCCTGACACCGATACTCTCGTTCGACGTTCTGCCATGTACCGGGCGGCGCCTTAGCCATGAACATCGTGGTCTCCCTCGATGGTGTCCTCTGCGGACCCACCGGGGATCTGGTGCAAAAGGGACTCATCGTCTACAGAGCCATGAAGGCCATGGGCCGTGTGGTTCTGGTGACGGAGATGTCCCGGCAACGTGCTGAGGGCTGGCTCCTCATCAACAACGTGATCGACTACGACGACCTGCTGAGCGACTCCGTTGAGATCGACCCCAAAGACGACCTACGAGACCGTCAGTTGGAGGTCGCCGCCAACCGAGGCCCGATCAGTCTGTACGTGGAGGCAGACCCGCAGCGTGCGGCCACCGCCCTGGCCCGCGGGCTAACGACCCTGCTGTTCGTAGAGTCCGAGTATTCCCACTACGCCTTCCGTCCCGACGCGAGCAAGACGGTGCGCCCATGGGACGAAGTGGTTGCAGAAAGGACCCGGCAGCAGGCTCTCAAGGCCACTGATCCGAGGGTCCGTCCTGCAGAGATGGGCACCTGGGAGTGAAACTCATTTACTTGGGTGCCGAGGTCCCCTCAAATAGAAAACTGCTGATTGACTCTCATGTGAACGCCTTTGGGTTTTCGTACACGCGGGCCCTCAAGCGCGGGTTTCCCAAGACGAAGGAGTTCTCATTCTGGGACTACTTCCCCGAGGGATCCCTCATCGTGGTCCATCCGGGCCTGACGGAGTCCGTGGATGGCGATCTGGAGCAACTAGCCGCTGACTACCAAGACTTCGTCGTCACACATCTTGACGACTTGGCTGGATTCGTAGAGTTCAACCACGCAGATTTGGGACCTCGCTGGCGAGATGAGCAGCGGAAGTTCTTCCAGCAGGCGGGCCCCAAGTTCTGGCCCGTTTGGGACGGTCGAGGTACTCCCGCCAACCTGCAGCAGTTGGCTTCCGACTACTCCGAAGTGGCCATATCCAGTTCGGCCATCGAGTCAGACTCCAGTCTGGCGGCCATGACCCGGTCGCTCTCGGGGATCTTCAGCACGACTTGGCACGCGCTCTCAATTAGCCGTCCCGACAACCTTCGGCAGATCCCTTTCGCGACCGCAAGCACCCTGTCGTGGGCTAGTCCCATGATGCGTGGGGAGACCATCGTCTGGGACGGGACGTCTCTGAAGAGGTACCAGAAGAAGCAGAAAGACCAGGCCCGCCGTCGGTACAAGGCAGTGGTTGAGCGTGCGGGCCTGGACTACGAGGCCATCGTGGCCGACGACGCCAAAGAGGTCACTCGCCTCGCTATCTGGTCGTATCAGCAACTGGAGGATTCAGTGTCTAAGCGCGATGGGCGCCCGCCACTTTTCGTGGTCGGTGAAGAAGAGCCCAGTAATGAGTTGATAACAGTGGACGTCCCGGATGCGGAAATCGCGGAGATGTTATCCGGAGAAGTTGGTAACAGGGACGCAGAGGTGCGGAAACCTTCGTCGCGGATCCCTGCCCCGCGAGACCTCTCCGAGCAGGGGATCCTGCCCGTAGTCGGCGTTACTACCAAGACTCTGGTGGAGACCGACGAGTCCGGTCGTCCTGTCATTAGGGAAGCCCCCGTCATTGAATCCACGGGCGCCAGTCTGCGTCAGTGCAACACCTGTTTTGTTGCTGCGAACTGTCCGGCGTTCAAGCCGAGCAGCGCTTGCGCCTTCAGTCTCCCGGTTGAGATTAAGACGAAGGACCAACTCATGGCCCTCCTAACGACCATTATCGAGATGCAAAGCGCCCGTGTGGCCTTCGCCAGGTACGCCGAGGAACTCAACGGCGGGTATCCGGATCCGAATACGTCTCAGGAAATGGATCGCCTGTTCAAGTTGGTCGAGCAGTTGAAGAAGATGGAGGACAACCGCGAGTTCGTCAAGATGACCTTCGAGCGACAGGGCGGCGGTGGCGTCCTCAGCGCCATCTTCGGAGACCGCGCTACCCAGTTGAGAGAACTAGAGAACGGCGGTCTTGATGAGTCTGCGGCTACCCGAATCATTCAACAGGCCATCGAAGACTGAGTTGATAACAGGACTTTAGGACCATGAATCACCGTCTTGCCTACTTGCCAGTTGCCCGCGCGTTGTCTATTGTGCCGCTAGTCGGTATTACGTCATGAGTGCCAAGTTTCGAACCTGCCGCCGTTGCGGGGAGAAGACCTGGGACTA